ATGTTAAAATATTTTGCAAATATACAAAATTCTGTTACAGCATTGGTACTATCTATATTCGGGTATGTGAACTTTTTAATTGTTTCATATTGGTATCTATTTGTATGTGATGACCTGCATTCAACACAGTTGCGAATACAAGGACCCACCATTTCAATCATACTGTTTTACGAATCATATCTTTTCATTAATTTTATATTATTCATCGTTTTATATCTAAATGAATACTCTAAAATAACAGTTAGAAAAAATAACAAAATAAAAGTATTCCTAATATATTGGGGTATATTTTTGTATATTGCCGCAATGGTATGGATAGGAGTATGTTTAGCACCGCATTTTTATCACTTGAGGTAATATAAGTATGGCATTTAAAGATATAAACAAATCAGTATTTTTACAAATTATTTCATCATATTCAAATTTTATATTAGTTGATGTATCTTTATTTTTGATTATGACAGAACAATCATATTTTGTCACAGGAATGCTTTCATCTTCAACAATAGCGGCAATACTCATTTTTCCCGCAGTACTTATTGCTAACCTTACAGGTTTTATCATTGAATTAAAAAATAAAGATTATGTCATATCTCCCCCGCAATTCATTCAAAAAAACATTGTTTGTAAAATTTTATTTTGGCTCGGTCTAATTGCCTCAATCCTTATGACAGTTTTTCTTATATACTGTATTACGTATGTGATTGCGGAAGTATGCGAAATGTATTCATAATTTTTATTATTTTATATTTCAATTATTGTTTGAATTTATAACGATAAAGAAAATATGCACAAAAAAAAGGAGTGCAGACTCCCAAAAGAGGAAGTCTGCAAAGTTATGCAATAAATAACCCCAATTATTTAATACGCCAATAAAATTCTGTTAAATAACTGGCAGCATCAAAAGGATGTTCCAAAAACTTGCTGTCCCTGTTATTTTTAATCTGAGAGAATGTAGGTACATCAACTATACTTGTTCCCTCTTTAAAGGATAAATTATACAAATTATATAAAAGCCATTTGCACCGTCTTTCATCAATAAAAAGATGCCGCTCGCCTTGTGAATTTCTCACGCGGGCATTGAACGCTGCAATTCTGTTTAAAATCGGAGGATTATAATCGCGCAGGTGAAATTTTACCTGTTTTTTATCATATCCGTGGTTATAAAGTGCTTTTCTTATGATTGCATAATTTGTAAATTCGCTCTGGGTTGTCCGGTTGTCGCCGGAAGCGTCCCCATTGATGATTATTTCCGCATTATGTGACGGATACTTTTGGATAAATGCCTGAATGCATTGTTCTGTTGTAGTTTTTTCAACGACAAGTTCATCAAAATAATACACATTTTCATTATCAATATATGCAAGCACCCAGCACATAGGGTCAACATTGAAATCGCATGTTATGTGCAGCGGCAGATTTGGATTATATTTAAAATGTTTTAAATTTTCATCAGAAAATCCCTTAACCACAAGACCGCTGGAATAGTCACCGAACTCACCGAGAACATTTATCCGGTAATAATCCTCGTCAAAATTATCTTTGAGTGATTTAATAAAATGTTGGGGTAGATATATGTTGTTGGTTGTCGGTGCAATAATCAGCCTGTAATTTTCCTGTTTTTTCTGAACAAACCTCCTCCAAATCCAGCCTTTATCTGATTGCGGGTTTGTATGACCGAATAACCTGTAGCGAAAATCGACCCAGTTATCACCGCGGTATGTATTTCTCAACCGCCCGAGTAATTGTTTAAAAGAGGCATCATCTATTTGCGATGCCTCTTCAATTTCTGCCCAATGCAAATTTAATGACTTAAATCTCTCTGGATCATCAAATGCGGAGAAAAGGATTTCTGAACCATTCTTAAATTTAATAATCTTGTCAACTTTGTTATAATCATAGTGGATATTTTCTTTATACCCCAGCATATCAAGGTGTTCAAGATATGTGACTAAAGTAGTTTTCCTAACGAGTTCATATTCTTTAGCTCCGACTAATCCGCGCGAACCCGGATATTTTTTTGCAAGCAGTATCCCCAAAAGTGCTCCGCACCATGTTTTCCCGCTCCCGTAACCCCCTTGATATATTGCTACATCAAGCGGATAATTATGCGGAATCTCAACAAACTCCTTTTGCTTATCAAGTAGTTTGTAATTAACCATTTATACTCCGTTTAGCCCGTCTGTATATTTTTTTAAATAATCATATATACATTGGGTAAAAACAGGAACATAATCAATCAGAATATTTATCAGCATAGATATAAACGGGTTTGTCGTAACAATATTTGTTTTAATAAATGCAATAACTGCATTATCAACATTTGTTTTCTTTTCTTTTCCTGCAAGCTCTGTTTGTGCCTGCTCAATAATTTTGGATTTAATAAAATCTAACAAAGAAGAAACTTTTTCTTCTGATAAAGCTTCTTTGATTTTTGTTTTAATGTTTAAACAAGATAAAATAGACATAAATTTTCTCCTTTCAAATTAAACTAACAAATGTTTCCTCTATTCTTCAAAACCGGGATCCATACCATCTCCTGCTGTGCCTCCGGAGTCTAATTCTGATGGAATTCCGGCTGTTTGCCACCAAATGCCTGTCGGTGCTTGTGCAGATGAGGTGTTATTATATACAGTAACCGATAATGCACTTCCTCCCGCAGAACTTGACGGTTCAGCAAATGTGCATGAAAAGCCCGGCTGCACCGTAAATGCACTGCGGGCATAATATCCGTTATTATATGCTGTAGGAAGTGTTATAGATACAGCCGTACTTGAGCCGCTTTTGACAGATGTTGTACATTTTATATATCCGCCCTGTTCAAGCCATACTAAAGTTGACTTTGCAGAATCCGAATAATATGCCCTTGACCATTCTGTCGTACTATTTGTCGTTGTTATGTACAGACCATTTTTAGTAAACAAGCTTGTGTCTGCTTTTTCACTGATAGCACTTGCGATTGCAACACCATTCATGGCATTTTTCGATGTTGCAGAATAAGTACTGCTTACTGTCGGAATAGACGGCTTATCGGTTAAATCCGAATAGCTTCCGGATGTTGCAACTGCTGATAAGTCAGAGTTGTCAACTTTTGCGGAAAGGTTTGTATCTATTTCTGTTTTTGTGTAGTAATTGGACATATCAACAGATACATTCCCGAGTAAATTATCAACTTCGGATTTTGTATAAGCCCCCGTTTGTTCTGCTGTGACATTATGCGGATTGCCCGTAGTAAGTTGTGAGTGGGTTAGTGCAGCCGCAGCAGTTGTTTCTACATTTTCAATATCTTCTGTTAACCCTGCAATAAGAGTATCAGTTTCTGATTTTGAATATGCACCGGTTTGCTCTGCTGTGACGTTGTGGGGATTTTCATCATTTTCAATATGTGGATTTATACTGTCATTAACTTCAGAAACAAGCCCCTCTTTTACTTTATTACATTCAGTAATACACCTTTGAGCAGCGCTAAGGTATGATGCGCAGTCTGAAACACTTTTTTCTGCATTTTTGGCATATTTTTCGGCTAAGTTCTCATAATATTTTACATTATTATTAGAGATTTGTATTAAATTAGAATTCTTACTATTGTCAGTATTTATTTGATTTGATGACATTATACACCCTCCACTTTCTTAGGATAGACAATCATTACATTTGGCTGTCCGTAATCACTGTTCACAACAAATAAAGTATCTTCAACGGAGCCGCCGGCGCACATTTTCAATCCGTAATGATATATTGCAAAATCTTCATCTTCCGGAACCGTAAACATATCTGTATAACTTCCGGACAAAACAAACGTCACAGAAGATTTGTAATTTGTTTTCACGGATAATTCAGAACCTATAGTGTTGCGGTTTAAATCTTTGACTGCAAAAAAAACGGTATAATCGTTATCCGTACTTATACCATTAACAACAATTTCACCGCTGTCACCCTGATGAATATATATTGTTCCGTTTTCATCAATGTTAAGCGCCATGGCCCACCTCCTGAATACATTTTCTAAGTTCAATCATTTGTTTATTATAGTATTCAAGCCATGTTTCGCCTGTTTTAGAATCTTTTATTGATGGTTCACAGATTGCACGAATGCGTTTATTGTCTATATCCTGCATTTCTGCAAGATATGTAAAATATTTATCCTCTTTTTCAAGTTGTTCCTGATAGGTTTTACATTCGTCTGAATTGATATAATCTGAATAGAGCATATAATCTTTTTCAAGTTCTCCGATTTTATCTACATAACTGATTTCATGTGTTGAAGTGTTTATCTGTATAAGTGCTCTGTAGTCCGGAACAATTTTCCAATAACTTTCGGCAAAAACCGGAATTTCATTTTCAGACACTTCCGGTGGAACAATTGTCGTTGAGTTTGGCGGCATTAAATATACACCTTTATTTTTAGGATTTTCCTGTGCAATTGAAGAACCCAATAAAACCTTTGAGTTTTCATCGTAATTATAAATTTTCATACAACTCCTTTCTGTGTAATAACTAGTATTTAATAATAAATTTCACAACCATTGCCGGCGGCTGAACAATTGTACAATCATCTGAATAAACAGATGTTTCACTGTTATATTTAGATGCATCAAAAGTCATAAGCGGGTTATAGGCTTTTGGGTCGTGTCCGTTTCCTCTTGAACCACCTCTTTTGCCGGCGGTAAATGCACCGGTAACACTGCTTGAGCCTTCCGTTCCGGCAAGTCGGAAAGTACCTTTGATATTAGGAAGTTTTGATGTCAGATTAGTTCCTAAAGAGTTTGTACCGGCACCCCAGAGAGTTTTATCCCTTAAATCCGGCAGGCAGAATTTTGTACTGTCAGAACTGCCATACGTAGTACCGATTACAGAATATAACTCTTCATAATCACTGACTGTAAGTTCTGACCCATCACACAACAGAAACCCCTCCGGCAGAGTGTTTCCTGCAAAGGGCAAAATGACTCCGGGCTGAATAAACGATTCCTTGTAGGTTAGCAAATTTTCAACACTTGAATTCAGTGTTGATACCTGAGAGGTAAAATTTGCGGTTTTGTCGATTAATGTGTCTGATAGATTTGCTATTTCCGTAGAAAGGAAGCTGAAATTATCATTTAACACTTTTGAAGAGGCAAGAGAACCGTACTTTATTTCGGTTAATCCCATAAACTACTCCTTTCCGCCAATAATGGCATCATAAATTTTATCTACTTTTGTTTGCATATCAGAGATTTGTTCTTTCAAATTATGAGATTCTTCTTTTGTCATATATTTATCAGAAACTTCTTCAAGAACCTCTCTGTGTTGGATTTCAAGTTCCTGAGGAGTAACAAAAAGTTTGTATTGAAAAAACATTGCAAACACCACCAAAATAATCGGTGCATAACGCGTAATTAGTTCTTTGTCCAT